CTGAAGGGCTGTGTTTATCGGCGCGGGTCGCCCTTTGGGGCTAGTAGTGCCCCAAAGAGGGTACTATCGACTACGTGTCAACACTCGACGTATCTTCCGCTCCAACTGTACCAACGTTGGAACTTCATCTCTTTTCTCAAGAGATGAGACACGCTGAAGCATAAGGCGGAAAGCACTACGTCCCTGTGGCGAGAGGGAATCTTCTTTACGGAAGAGCACCTCAGCCACGTTGCTCCAAAGGGCTTCACTGGATTCCCATCCAGGGAAGACCTCGGAAGACAACATCAGAGCCTCCTGGTCGGAGGCTAGGGGAGCAACGTCAAGCTCATTACTAAGCCATGGCGTGCGGTGTAACCAACCCGCAGCGTACAGGATACGATTGAGCCAGACGGAACCCCGTTCGAATGTCCTCACACGCTCGTCGCGCGACCACAGTCTTTAGATCTGTGGGGTCAGGCGCTCTTCGAGAGGGATCCCCAGAGGGTTCCAGCCGAGGCCATACGGCTCCGGTAGGTCAGCTATATAACTGATCACCCTCCGTTGGCGGGGCTTCATAAGAATCAAAGCCCCGGGGCCGATGTTACGACAATAGTCTACAAAAGACTCGTCACTACACCGACCCTTCCACTTGAAACCCTGAATTACCTCGTTAGGGGTAATCACGCGGCCTGCGAAGTCGGCAGTATCCGGGGCAACCAACCCTTTTGAGGTTGAAGCCGGGACACCAAGGGCGTTCATACGGTCGACATAGAGGTTCGCAACCTCTGGGTCGCCGAGCCATAGGTCATCACCAATGATGGCATAGGGCCATACTCCACTAACCTTTGGTTTCCCTAGATCAGAGAAGCACACCTGAACCATCGAGTGGTGCCAGAGAGTAAAACTGGCAAACACTGGATACAGACCAAGTGGAGCCCCGACAGTCCACCGTAGAAGACGAGGAGTCTTCTGTGCCCATTCAGGCACGGGATCTTTCTTCCCACGGGTGACGTCGAGGTACCAGTCACCGCGACAACAGTCACGGTAAAACTGGATCCATCGGGTGCTTACTCCCAGACGGCTCATCAATTCGAGCTGTAGATCTAACGGAATGTTATCGCTAGCATTCGATAAATCCATGCTGATAGATGGGTAACCATCTGACAGCCATTGTCGAATTGCTTCGACGCCGGCGTTTTGGTCGAACGTAAAGTCGTTCGGCACCCGCTTCAAAGCATCATACAAACCTTGACCAAGTGGTTTTAAAGCCATCTGGTAAAGGCGGTACGGATTAGCTGCAAACCGCAGTTTCATACCGGGTTCTGGAATTAGAGCAATCACACCCATTAAAGGGCGCAAGTCCTCTTCCAATGGAGGTGACCCGCTTTTAAGTTCATCCTCAAGATTACACTCAAG